ATTTATTCGATGAAGGATATTTCGGCTTATCAGCAAGCGGACTTCTTAGATCTTGCTTACTTTGCGTATAAGCGCGAAGCAGCTGGAAAGCCAACCAAGCCTCAAGAGATTTGGGAGCTAACAGTTGAAGAGATGACGATTGGAGATGAAAGCCCAAAAGTTACGAGCCCGGAAGCATCAACCGACTAATAGTCGAGATAGCGATAGCAACTGGGATACCGATGACTTACTGGACAGACATCGACCAAGTCCTAACGGCGATAGAGATATTAAAGGAGCGTAGCGGTGGCAGATGAGTTACCAATCAGTTACGACAAACGCGAGCTCCGCTCCATCATTACTGCTTTTAAAGCGATGGATGACGAAGCCATTAGCCAAGCTAAACGAGAATCTAGCGCGCTGGCTACTTACGCAGCAAACGAAATCAAGGCGTATGGACTTACTAGAACCTTTGGCCAAGAAGCAGTCCGCAGAATCACCTCAGGCGTTAAAATCTCGGCCAGCTCCAAAATCGGCGAGTTCTCATACGGATTTGCTAGTCAGCGCTTTTCTGGTGGCGGTAGCACAAAAGAACTCTGGGCGGGTTATGAATTTGGATCTAATCGCTTGCGTCAGTTCCCGAGAAGAACACCCAGCAAAGGTCGCGGCAATGCTGGCTACTTTATCTACCCAACCCTTCGTAAGATTCAGCCTGAATTGATTAAAAAATGGCAAGAAGCATTTTCCAAGATATTGAAAGAATGGGATAAGTAATGGCTGGCAGTAGAACACTTAAACTTTCGATTCTTGCTGATGTCGATGATTTAAAAAAGAAGCTAGATACTGGCTCCAAAGAGGTTGAAGGCTTTGGCGGTAAGTTAGAAAAATTTGGCAAAGTTGCGGCAGCCGCCTTTGCAGCAGCAGCTGCAGCAGCAGCGGCCTATGCAGTTAAGTTAGCCGTTGATGGCGTTAAGGCAGCAATTGAAGATGAGGCTGCTCAACTTCGTTTAGCCAATGCTCTTAAGAATGTTACTGGGGCAACCGAAGCCCAGATTTCAGCAGTTGAACAACAGATACTTAAAACTTCTTTGGCTACAGGCGTTGCTGATGACCAATTGCGTCCAGCCTTACAGCGCCTAGCAACTGCCACAGGATCAGTAACTAAATCTCAAGATTTATTAACTCTAGCATTAGATATTTCAGCTGCTACGGGAAAAAGTGTTGAATCAGTATCTAATGCTTTAGGTAAGGCCTACGAAGGCAATACAAGCTCTTTAAGCCGTTTAGGTGTTGGACTATCAACTGCCGAAATTAAAACCCTTGGATTAGAAGGCACAGTTAAGCAATTAGCTCAGACCTTTGGCGGAGCGGCAACAGTTCAAGCCAATACTTTTGAAGGACAAATTCAAAGACTTAAAGTGGGCTTTGATGAAGCAAAAGAATCGGTGGGAGCGGCTTTACTACCTACCCTGCAAAGACTTTTAGATTATTTTATTAACACAGTTATACCTAAATTTATTGAATTTAAAGATGCGGCACTAAAGCCAGTAACCGATGCAATTGCTAGGAATAAAGAATCATTAACAATTTTGTATAACTTTATTAAAGACTTTGTGATTCCAATTTTGATTAACAATTTTGGAGCAGCACTTGGATTTATTGGCAAGGTTGCCGGTGGAATTCTTGATGTTATTGGAGCGGTAGTCAATGGAATTAAGAGCGCAGTTGAATTTGCAATTAACGCAATCAATGCTCTTATTCGCGCATATAATGCAATTCCACTATTGCCCAATATTCCGACAATTCCAGTCCCATCCGTATCATCAGGCGCTGGGGCTACTTCTTCATCCAGAACTCCATCAATCCCAAAAACGCCAACTATTCCTTCAGCGCCTAAGCCATCAACTACTCCAAGCGCTCCATCTGGATCGACAGTTAGGACTCCATCAACGCTAGTGCCAAGCGGTAATGCGATACCTAGCAACTTTAATGTGGCAGCGGTTAGAGCTGGGGAAGAGCGCGGCAATGTCGTAATTAATGTAAATGCTCCATCAGCTATTGATGAAGAAGGATTTACTAGGGCAGTCATTTTGGCGCTTAACAATTCCACTAATAGAGGAACTACTGGCGCTGGCGATCTAAGGACTACGGCCCAAATTTTATGACCCTTTGGACTCCCGATTGGCGAATTAAGGTCAATGGCACAGAGCTAACCTCAGTTACCTTAAGTAATCTGACTATTACCTCTGGGCGTCAAGATATTAACTCCCCAACTCCTGCTGGGTATTGCTCGCTTGAGGTTATAAATACTGATGGCACTAACTACTCATTTACAATTAATACGGCAGTTACAGTCGAGATTAAAGACACTAGCGGAAATTATGTAGCTCTATTTGGCGGTAGAGTCTCCGATTTGCGACAAATAGTAAGAAGCGCTGGATCTAGTGCCATAATTACTAGCCTTCGCATTACTGCTATTGGAGCGCTTTCAAAATTGCAAAGAGCTATCTTTGATGGCAATTTGGCTGAGGGCTTAGATGGGGCTCAGATAACAGATTTATTAGATGATTTGCTTTTAGGTTCTTGGAATGAAGTTCCAGCAGCAGAAACTTGGGCAACTTATGATGCTACCGAAACTTGGGCAGATGCTCAAAATATTGGGCTAGGTGAAATTGATGCTGGCGAATATACGATGGTCAGCCGACAAATCACAGATAGCATAATTGGCCCAATAGCCAATTCAATTGCTAATTCAGCTCTAGGTTATCTCTATGAAGATGCTAATGGTCTTATTGGATATGCAGACGCAAGCCATCGTCAGGATTATTTGCTCGCTAACGGCTACACAGATTTAGATGCTTCCCACGCCATAGCCTCTGGCATAGGCGTAATTCAGCGTCAAGGGGATTTAGCCAACAAAATTATTATGGACTATGGCAACAATTTCAATAGCTCTTATACTGCTCAGGACACAGATTCTCAATCAACCTTCGGCCTATTTGCCGAGCAATTTAATAGTTATTTAAAGAACGCTGCCGATGTCGAGGATGTAGCAGATCGCCTAATTCAGCTTCGGGCTTACCCTAGAAATACCTTTCAGTCCATTACCTTCCCACTTCAGTCCCCTGAAATTGATAACCCAGATAGAGATGCCCTACTTAATATATTTATGGGCCAGCCAGTCAGAATTACTAATCTGCCCCTTAATATCCTAGGCGGCGAATTTACTGGCTTTGTCGAAGGCTGGACTTTTAACGCCTCAGTCTCGGGCCTATCGATTACCTTCTTGGCTACCCCAACAGAGTTCTCGGCCTTTGCTCAACAATGGGCTCAGGTCAATGCAGCAGAAAGCTGGAATAGTGTGCTCAATACCTTAGAATGGCAAGACGCGATTGGAGTGATTAGTTAATGCCTACAACAACGAATTACGGCTGGACTACACCAGCAGACACAGATTTAGTTAAGGATGGCGCATCTGCCATAAGAACCCTTGGCAGCTCGATTGATACCTCAGTAAAGTCATTAAGTCCAGGAACTACCGCTGGCGATATTGACTATTACACTAGCAGCACCGCTAAAGCAAGGGTCGCTATCGGATCTAATGGTCAATTGCTTCGCGTCAATTCTGGTGGAACCGCTCCTGAATGGGCTCTTGGCGTCAATTTACAATTAAACGCTCAAACTGCCACTTATACAGTTGTCTTAGGCGATGCCTTTAAATTAGTAACGATGTCCGTTGCTGGTGCTAATGATTTTCAAATCCCTACAAATGCTAGCGTTGCTTTTCCAGTTGGCACAGTAATTAATGTTATTCAAATTGGTGCAGGTCAGACTACAATTAAAGCAGTTACTTCTGGAACTACTACAATTTCATCAACAGGAGCTTCTGCAATAGCGCCTAAATTGAGGGCTCAGTATTCAGCAGCTTCCTGCATCAAAGTTGCAACCGACACTTGGTATGTTGTAGGAGATATTGCCTAATGTCTTTGCTCGGGATTATTGCTTCATCTAAGTTGGTAGCTCCTGCTAAAGAATTAGAATACTTGGTAGTCGCAGGTGGCGGTGGCGGCGGTTCTGTTAAAGGTTCAAGTTTAGCTGGCGGCGGTGGCGGCGCAGGTGGTTATCGCACTAATTTTGGTGGCACAAAAACGGCTTTTGCTTTATCTACCAATTACACAGTAACAATAGGTGCAGGTGGAACTGGTGGCGGTTCAAATACAAGAGGAACAAATGGTGTTAATTCTGTATTTAGTTCAATAACTTCATCAGGCGGCGGCGTAGGTGCTTCTAGATATGACGATGGATTAGAAAATCCTGATGGTGGTGCAGGTGGCTCAGGTGGCGGTGGTCGCGGCAATAATAGCGGTGATCCTGGCTTAACTGTAAGCGTTGGCGGTGCTGGTAATTCTGGTTCATATTCTCCAGTAGAAGGTTTCGCAGGCGGCGCAGGTGGTCTAACAAGTAGAAATGGGGGCGGTGGTGGTGGTGCATCTGAAGTTGGTAATACAGATGCAGGTGCTGCTGGCGGTGATGGAAACGCTAATTCAATTACAGGCTCATCTGTTACCTATGCAGGCGGCGGCGGTGGCGGCGCAGGTTCTACAGGAGGTGCAGGTGCTGCTGGAGATGGTGGCGGCGGTGCAGGTGGCGCAGCCAGCACAAATGGTTCTAATGGGAGTGCAAATACTGGCGGCGGAGGTGGCGGTAGCGGTTGGATAGCTGACCCTAATTTTAGGTCAGGTGGGTCTGGCGGCTCTGGAGTAGTTATTCTACGTTTTCCCAATGCTTACACAATTAGCAATCCAGGTGGCGGCTTAACTTATTCAACGGCAACAGTTGGCTCTGATACTGTTGCAACTTTTACTGCTGGCACAGGAAATGTGAGCTGGTCATAATGGCACATTACGCGTTTTTAGATGATAACAATGTAGTAACCGAAGTTATTGTAGGCATTGATGAAACTGAACTTATTGAAGGTTTAGATACGGAAACTTGGTATGGCAATTTTAGAGGCCAAACCTGCAAGCGCACTTCATATAACGGCAACATACGCAAACAATATGCAGGCATTGGATATACTTATGATGCCGTAAATGATGTATTTGTAGTTCCACAGCGTTACCCATCTTGGTCGTTAGATCAGAACTTTGATTGGCAACCGCCAACACCTAGACCCGAAGAGGGCTCTTGGTCTTGGGATGAAGATAGCCTAAGTTGGATTGAAGTAAATGCCTAAACTATGCGCTGCAGGTATTCAATTAAGAGAACAAATAGATGACGATTATCCTGATCGCGACCGCAAGTCTGATGGCTGGATTGCTGACGCTAGGCATCTTGCAAAAGGCACTTCTGACCATATACCAGACGCTAAGTCAGGAATCGTTAGAGCCATAGATATTGATGCTGATTTATCAGCTCATAAGGAAGAGGCTTACGCCCTAGTTGAGAAGATTCGCAAGTTAGCGAAGAAGGGCGATAAGCGAATCAAATACATAATCTACGATGGAAAGATTATGAGTCCGATTTTGGGTTGGAAGCGCAGAAAATATAACGGCGCTAATCCTCACCGGTCGCATTTCCATATTTCATTTACAACTTTGGGAGACAAAGATGGCAGTTATTTTAACCTCGAAGGAGAAGCTAATGAGCGACCTAAAGAAAATGGCAGAGAGCTGGGCCAAGACATTTCTAGCAACGGCACTAGCGACTTATCTAGCAGTGGGCCTAGATGTCGATGCAATTGCCAATGCAGCTCTCGTATCAGTCTTGCCTAGCATCATCAATTGGCTTAACCCCAACTACGAGCGTTACGGCAGAATCAAGTAATGCCAGCTCCCGAGCTTGCAACGCTAGTTGCCTCAGTATTGGGATCTATTGCTCTACTGATTGCTGGCCTTCGCTACATAATCAAATTGGAGAATATTCCAATAGTGTCGCGCCTTGATAAAATGGAGTCTCAGCTAGAATTGGCCCTAGCGAAAGGGGTCAGAAATGGCAACGCGAAAGCGCGTAAGTAAAAAGCCAGTCAAGCGTCCAAAGAGGCGCAGGACTACTAAAGAAACCCCATTAACAAAGCTTGATTTCTGGGCTATTGCTGCCAATGAAGTTTATAAAGCTTGTCGCAGAGCAGGGATGGATGAGGGAACTGCCTTGGCTTTTGCTATGGATCGCAGCTCTTATCCCGATTGGATAGTCCCTGCCGATGACCCAATTAAGAAGATTGGTTGGGAAGATGGAGAAGAGGACAACTAATCTACTTTCGAGAGGTTGAGCTCTTCGAGGC